TGCTGTACTCTCGTCTTTTTCATAACGACCTCCGAGTTTACGGGTTAACTAAAAGCTTTGGACAGACCACATTTAAAGGTGTGGAGCCTACTCGTTATCTGTCCTTTGAGTTGCTTTAGGAGATGCGGAGTCCTAAAGATACCTACCTGAAAAAAAGTTGAGTAATGTAACGTAGGTGTGATAAAATAAGACGCTCTGCACGTACAATAGGATAGGGAACACACGATGTGTCCCCTACCCCAGTTGACTTGTTACATAGACGAAACGTCCGTAACATATTCACGATTGGACGGTCTGAGCTCAATACTGGTGCTCTTACGAGGGACAAGGTTACCATTCTTATCCGTATATTGACTACCAGCAAGACGGACTGATACTATGTAGGCACCAGTCTTGAGTTGGACCTCTTTACCAGCGAATGGCTGGAGTAATCTTATTGCCTGTTCGGTCACATTATCTAACCAGTACTTAAAGGTGTCCTGACCATTAAGTTTGAAAGTGGCTTTTACCCAACGGGTTGGGCTTTCCTTATCATCAGTTTGAACTTCTTTGATTGTTTCTATGATTGACATAACGAGTCTCCTATTGTTAAGTTGTATAATTACCGAGGTAAGCAGGGGCTAGAGGCACCATAGTAGACGTCTCGTCTTTCAGTACACGGGAGGCTGGACTGGAGGTTGACGAAGGATTGAAGTCAACTGCAAGGACCCCCCGTGGAGTGAAAACGTGACGGGTACGGTGCGATGTATATCACGTACACCCATTCTACAGTAATTTTTAAAACTTTTTTTATGTAACTTTTTATATGGAAAAAATAGGAATATTATTGCTTTTAGCTGTGTTAGTTAAACAAGATTCTACAGATGATTTAAGTCTAAATATTATAACTGCATCTAATGATAACAGAAAGCACCAATATATTGATATTAGAGAGGGTGATAACTGGTGTTGGATGCACAATGAGTGGGAAAATGTTAGGATTGTTAACTCTGGCTACAGACGTAAAGAAGAAAAAGATAGCACAGAAACTGTATCTCTTAATAATTAAAGAATTAAACGCTTTCGGTTAAAGAAAATAGTAACTATTGCTTTTTGTAAAAAAGGGTTTTACATTTTTTTTAATATTTTGTTCTGATTTATTTATTAAGGGGTAACTTTCCGTATGTCGGTAACAATAAAAGACTACTTAACTGATGACGATAAGTTAAATTACGACAAACTTTGGAAGGAACTGTCAGCGATGACGGGATTCCGTGCTGAAGTTGCTAGAGGAAAACGTTATTACGATGTAACGGAGGCGTATAATGACTACAAAAAGCTCACTAAAAACAATCTTTCTCAGAGTCCTGAACATAGTACACCTGTGGACAGGGTTAATGTTGCTAAAACTAAGGTTTCGACTGCTCCAGTTAGCCCGTGTTCTTGGATTACCTACAAAAAAGGAACTAAAGGAGATGATGATTGGATTATTGAAGCGTGGGGAAGACCAATAACCTTTGCAGAACTTGCACAATTATTTATAGAGCTATATAAAAACGAAAACAGAATCTATCCACCACCTAGATATAAGGGTGGAGATATGTTATTAGAGTTTTTACACGAATGTTTACTAGCAGGGAAGGTATCTTGGGACATCCTAAGAAAATACAAACTAAAATAGTAGTCATACCTAAGACATCTTATTATAAAAATAGGTATACTTCCGTATCTTGGAGTCAGATTGTTTTCTGTTACTATAAATCATAAAGATATTGGACCCACAGACTACATTATCTACACAAAAGAAGAGGCTATAAAAGCAAAGGTACCTTTTCGTCACTGGCAAAAGACAGAACAGGGTGATTACGCCCTAACAGATGACGACTATGTAGCAAGATTAATAAAAAAGAAGGAATATACTGCTCAAGATGGTAGAAATAGCTATTATTTTAGGTTTCCTTTTGGATATATTATGTGGGATAGCAAATATCCTAATAAAAAGCTAAATTGTGGGGGTAGAGTTACTAATACTACTATGACTGGCAAGAACTGGCTAGAAGTTAGGTGTGGTAGCAACGATTATCAGGACCTAGCCTTCTGGGCGGCAGTGACAGAGAATAGAGATGTAGCCATTGACAAGGTATATGGTAGCGTTAGCGTTAGTAAACGTAGAAAATTAAAAAGACATATGAGAACGGAGGCGTTTAAAAGTATGAAAAGAGACGAAGCACAGAAACTACTATCAGATAATATGATGGATGCAGAGTATTTTATAGAACTTATGAAAACTGGTGTAGAAATGGCTAAAGAAAAGAAAGATGTTAATGCTATAAGGGGTTTTGTTAATGATGGTATGGAAATACACGGTATGAAAGACAAAGAAACAGTAACTGTTACTGATAAGATAGAGGCAGTACAAACTAGAGCACTCATTGACAATATTAATCAAGAAGAAAATAAGCTCATTGCAACAAGGAAACAGGAGGTCCCAGTTGAAACTACACACACCGAAGAGAGCGACTAATTTCGCTAATTGGTATATTGTTAGGAAAGCATTACATTCTGAAGAGATTGAAGAAGTAAAAGAGTTAGTTTCTTCAATAGGTCTTACAACAGCAACTACTGTAGGTAACAAAGAAGGATATAGAGAGAGTTATGTAAAGTGGTTGCCAGATTGTGACACTAGTGAGTATAAGTGGCTATATAATAGAATATGGAAATGGGCTAAAATAGCTAATGATGAAAACTGGGGATTTGAACTTGCAGGTTGGAAAGATTGTCTGCAATATACTTTTTACGATTCTCCGAGTGGTCATTATGATTGGCATACTGACTTCGGTGGTCCAAGCATAGACCATAGAAAAGTTAGCTCTACAATTTTATTAACTAAACCAGAAGAAGGTGGGGAGTTGTTATTTAGATGTGGAAACGAAGATGTACCAATACATTTAGATATAGGAGATGCAGTTTTTTTTCCATCTTGGATAAATCACAAAGTAGCTGATGTTACTTCTGGTACAAGAGAGAGTATAGTATCGTGGATATCGGGACAACCGTTCAGGTAGATAGCTTTGAAGAGAAGTGGGCACAGACTAATGCTTTAAAAAAGCTTAGGCAAAACATTGGTTTGTTTGGCAAAACAATGTTCCCCACTGCTCTAAACAAAGAGGTCCCACCATTCCATCACGAAATTTATAAATCCCTGTCTGATGAGACTTTGAAGCGTGTGCTTATTGCGGCTCCTCGTGGAACCGCTAAGAGTACAGTGACCTCCTTGATTCTACCCCTTCACAAGATAGCTTTTAAGTCCTCGGACAGGGACTTGTTTATAGTAATTATTTCTGAATCACAAACACAGAGTATAAACTTTTTATCTAGGATAAAATACCACTTAGAAAACTCTACTAATTTTAAGTCAATGTTTGGTGATTATGGACCAAATACAGCAAAGAGGTGGACTAATAATGATATTGTTTTGGCTAATGGAGCAAGGATTGTTGCTGTTGGTACTGGTCAACGAGTACGGGGATTTATTGAAGGTGATACTCGTCCCAATCTTATAATAGTAGACGATTACGAATCAGAACTTAACGCATCTACTCAAGAGGGTAGAGCAAAGAATAGAAAGTGGATTACAGAGGCAGTTATACCTTCATTATCTGACGAAGGTAGAATTGTAATGATAGGAACTGTAATATCTGAAGATTGTTTTTTATATTGGGCTAAAGACTCACCAGCGTGGGAAACTCTATGGTTCTCTATATATAACGATGATGGGAAATCTATTTGGGAGGAAAGGTTTCCGGAAGAAAGGATAATGCAGATAAAACAGGAGTTTGAGTCAGTTGGTAATTTAAATGGTTTTTATCAGGAGTATATGAATGAAGCACAATCTCCAGATAATGCACCTTTTAAACCAGAATATATTAAACTTCATCATTATTCATTTAAAAGAGAGAAGGGGCAAAATGTACTTACAAGAACGATTGATGGTCGAGTGGACCGTAAACTTATTGACGTATATTGCGGTATTGACCCAGCTAGTAGTCTTGCCGCCCGTAGCGATTTTTTTGTTATTGCTACTATGGGTATTGACTCTGATGGGAACAAGTATATTATTGATATACTACGGGACAAGCTTGACCCTGCGATACAGCCAGAAACAATTATCAAAACTTATAAGAAGTATAAACCAAAGCGTATGAAGATTGAGACAGTGGGCTACCAAGAGGCACTGAGGAGTAACGTAAGAAAGCTGATGCTAGACGAGGGCTTATATATACCGGGACTCGAAAAAGGCATAAAACCAAGACAAAAAAAATCCGAAAGATTGTTGTCCTTGGTTGCCCCACTCGCAAGAGGTGAGTTTTATTTTAGACCAGAAGACATACACGCACAACAAGAGTTTCTTTCTTACCCAAGAGGTAAGCACGATGATATCTTAGATGCTATCTACTACGCACTACTATCTTCTAAGCCACCCAGAAAAAAAGAGTGGGACCCCGATTACAAACAAAAGCCTAGAAAAATCCTTGACTGGTTGACGATGTAATTTGTAAACTCGCCCCAATGGCGTATGAAGAAAGGGAAGGCGAAATCCCAGAGGATATCGTTGACTCTACACAACAAATATGGAAAACTTATTCCAATAAAAGAGAACTTTGGGCTGAACAAGCCCAAGAAGATGCTGAATTTAGGCTTGGTAGACAGTGGACAGCAGAACAGCAAAGAATTTTACTTGAGAGGGGACAAGCTCCACTCGTAGTTAATCGTATCCACCCAGCAGTAGAAGCCGCCAAGGCTTTACTTACTTCAGGCAAACCACAGTTTAGAGTATCACCTAGAGAGGATAGCGACAATAAAGTTGCTCAAATCTTTAATGGATTACTTGAGTATATGTGGTACATATCAGACGGAACACAGGCACTCCGCAATGCAATAGACGACTATTATACAATGGGACTCGGTGCTATGATGGTTTACATTGACCCTCTCAAGGACTTTGGCAGAGGAGAAGTCTGTTTTCACGATATAGACCCTTTAGATATATACATAGACCCAAACGCTAGGCATAGACTTGCTGATGATGCAGAGAATATTATTATAAGTAGAATGTTTACAAAAGAACAGGCTATGAAGATGTATCCTCAGTATGAGACTGCAATAAAAAATGCTACATCAGATTTACATACAGATAGACCTACAACAAGAAGAGTTGATAGTAAAGGCATTGTATTCCCAGAGGACACTGCAACTAAAACAGATTCTTCTTATAACGAGAACTCTGAATATATAAGAGGTTACGAGCGTTACTATAAAGTATGGGTTAAAAGATTTCACGTAAAGAACAATATAGATGGAGTTGAAGAAGTCTTTGACCAGGATTCTATTGAAGAATATTTATCTAGACCAGCAGTAAAAATAAATGGTCAACCAATTACAGATGCAGAAAAAGCTCAACCTTTAATTGTACAGGTTATGCAACAATATGAACAACTTGTACAAAAAGCAGAAATGGAAGGTGAGCCAGAGCCAGATAAACCAATTATAGAGGAATTAACTTATGCCGATTTAGTAGAAGAAGGTCTTATAGAGACCGTGTCAGTTCCAGTACAAAGGGTTAAGATGTGCGTCATTATGGGAGATAAATACTTATACTCCCGTATCTTACCTACGGAACACTATCCTGTTGTGTTGTTTATGAACATACATACAAGAACACCCTACCCGGTTTCTGACGTCAGGATGGTAAAAGATATGCAAGAATATATCAACAAGACACGGTCTCTTATAATTGCACACGCAACTACCAGTACAAATACAAAGATTTTAATACCAAGTGGTTCAGTCGATATGCAAGACTTTGAACAACGTTGGGCACAACCGGGTGTGGCTATTGAAGTTGATATGGATTCTGGTGCACCACAACCGGTCCAGCCCACACCATTACCAAACACATTGTATCAAAATGAACAAGTGGCTAAAACAGATATAGACCACGCATTAGGTTTGTATGAACTTATGCAGGGTAATGCAGAGGCGGCACCTCACACATATAAAGCTACAGTATCACTTGATGAATTTGGTCAAAGAAAGATTAAATCTAAATTACAAGATTTAGAATCAGGTTTAGTAAGGATGGCAAAGGTAGCCATACCATTAATGCAGGAACTTTACCAAGCAGAAAAGATTATTAGAATAGTACAGCCTAATAATAGCTTAAGTGAGATTGCTATTAATAAAAAACTGTATGACGACAAAACAGGTGAAATAAGTATTATAAACGATATTTCAAGGGGAAGTTTTGATGTGGTTGTTGTTACTGGTTCAACATTACCTACAAATAGATATGCTCAATTAGAATTATATATGGATGCTTATAAAAATGGTATCATAGATAAACAAGAAGTTCTAAAGAAAACAGAAGTATTTGATATGGAAGGTGTTATGGAAAGAAGTGGTACAGTAGAGCAATTACAGGGTGCGTTGCAAAAAGCACAAGATACTATTAAAAAATTACAAGGCGATATGCAAACACGTGAAAGAGAAGTTTATCACGCTAAGCAAAGAGCTGAGATAGAAAAATTTAAGGCTGACTTAGACAAAACACAGACACAAAGTAAAGCGTCTGCTAAAATGTTTGAGAAACGCCTTGATGACGCTTTAGGTCAAGCTAAGAGCGAACTTCGTAGAAGTTTTGCTAGAAATGAAACAGGTAGCACCTCTGAGACCTAACAGAGCCTACATAATCAAGAAAAGGAGATAGCAAATGGAAGACACATTGGCACCTGAAGAGGTTACCCAAGATGCACCAGATGTTGCTCAAGTGAAACCAATGACACCTGAAGATGCTTTCGAGCAGACTCAAGATAAAAGTTCACTAATAGACGATTTTTTTCGTGCAAATAAGATGGATACACCATCTGAAGCTAACGCTGAGCCTTCACCAGTTGAAGTACCTACAGAACAGGCAACGGAAGAAGAGTCACCCATTGATAATGATGTCAAGCGTTATCAATATTGGCAAAGTGAGGCAGATAAAGCTCGTAATGAAAACGCTCAATTAGCTCAACGCTTAGAAGCGTTAGAAGCACAAGCTAGTCAACCTCAGCCAGACGATATGGAACCTATAGAAGAGGAATTATCTTTCCCTGAGCCTCCGTCAAAACCGGGTAAGCCCAGTGGATATAATAGAGCTGAAGCATTAGAAGACCCTAGTTCTGAAAGTGCTCGTTATTTAGATAGTGTTGATAAGTGGCGTGATGATATGGACGAATACAACAGATTACATCAACAATATACTCAAGCAGTAATGGTTGAGGAAAGACAGCGAATGCAAGAAGAACAAAGGGAAATTCAAAAAGCTCAAGCTGAAAAAGAAATCTATCAAGATAATATTAGGAATATGAGTTCACATTTGAAACAGCAGTATCAAGCTTCTGACGAAGAGATACAAAACTTTGTTCAAGTTATGGATGACCCTAAGAATATCACAGTAGATAACTTATTTCAACTTTATAGAATGCAGAATGGTACTCAACAGGCTCAGCCTATGACCCAAACAGCATCTAATGAAAGTTTTGAGCAACGCAAAAGAGCACAGTCTGTGCCTACTCCAATGGGTGTAGTACCCGGACAAAGTTCTTCTCAGCCTAATAGTAATGACTCGTTAATGGATTCTATGTTAAGTGACTATAAAAAACGAAACCCATTCGGTTAACTTGTTAATCGGTGGGTATAACTAGGAGATACTAAGATGGCAAATGTCTATAGTAATGATACTGGCGTAGCCCCACAGGGTGTTAGTATCAATGATTCCCGCCGAATTTTTAATTTTGGCGAAAGAGTATCTGAATTAGCTCCTCAGCAGTCACCGTTTTTTGTCTATCTAAGTAAAGTTGCAAAAGAGGCTACGGATGACCCCGTATTCAAATTTCTTGAACAGCGTCATCAATGGCAACGCAGGAACTTTATTGTTAAGACAGATGGAGCGGCAACTGCATTGGGTGCTTCAGTTACTTATGATGTCGTATGTGATTACGACAAATTCGGTTCAGACCTCACTCTTGGTGGGGGAACAAAAACAGCCGCACCTCAGTACTTACTTGTTGGTCAAGTAATCAGAGTAAATGGCAAAGCTCTCAAGATTACCGGTGTTACAATCGGTAGTGGAGTTGCTGATGACTATGACGCTTCTGATGCCAACACTCATTCTGAAATAGTCTGTACAGCTTTAGAAGCTATTGCTGAAACAGATGTTGAAGTTGGAGCAAAAGGTCAAGTAATTGGAAGTGCTTGGGCTGAGGGTTCAACAGACCCTGAAGGCTGGAAAGATGAACTTTTCTCTAGAGAAGGATACTGTCAGATTTTTAAGACAGCTATTCAACTCTTTAGTGGTTCTTCTCTAGCTACTCGTTACAGAGGAAGACCAGACGAATATCGTAGAGTTTGGGCTGACTGCTTAATGCAACATAAGATGGATATCGAACACGCTATGCTTTTCGGTATTGGTAAGTCTGATGAAGCCGCCGCAGGAGGACCAGTTAGATACTCACACGGTATCGTACCTTACACCGAAGCTAATGGTAAAGTTTTTAACTTTACTTACGCTTCTACTGACTATGACGCTTTTATTGATGCGATGGAAGATTTCTACGCACCAGAAAGTGGTAATAGTGGAGACAAGTTAGTACTTGCTTCTCGTAAGGTCCTAGCTTACTTAAATAAGTTAGGTTCTAATGGTTTCTTGAATAATTCTATAGGTGCATCTTCTTACAAGATAGATATGCAGAATATTCAAGGTCAGTTCGGACACGAAGTAACAAAGATTAATACAATCTTTGGTAACTTACATTTCGTAGCTGAGCCATTGTTTAGAGGTCAAGATGAGAATCTTGCAGTAGCTATTGACTTAGCTAATGTTAAGTATAGACCGTTACAAGGTAATGGTGTATCAAGAGACACTCACATCTTGACAAACATACAGAATAACAACGTTGACGGAAGGAAAGATATGGTTATGACCGAAGCTGGTCTAGAAATCAGTCTACCTGAAACTCACGCAGTTATGAAGTGGTCTTAATCTAGGGATTAGGTATATTATGGGGGGTCTTCGGACCCCTCATAAGGAAAATATAGATGTCATTTAAAACGAGAATAGAAAATAATACTGCATCAGTCACTGGATTTGACTTACAAAGAGCACTTGAAAAAGGACTGGAATATGTCCTTTCTGTTATAGGTCAGAACCCTGCTTTATTAGAAGAGTTTTCAGCAGTTCTAACAAATACCTCTGATGGTGTAGATTGGGTTAAAGATGCAAAAGGAATGTATCTATTAAATGTTAGTAGGCAAGATGGTAGTATATTTAGAGAGGCTAGAAAAGTTCCAAAGTCAGTTAAGGATAAAATAGGAGACTCTTCTAGTATACATTTTGCAACTGCATTATCACCAGCTTACTATATAGAAGGTCGTAAAATATTTATGAGACCTATTGCAGGTTCTGGTGCGTCAATGAAGTTAGAAGTTGTTCAAAATAAAACTGGTTATACTATACACGATAACAACGAAGTTATATATAATGTTGATGGAGATGCTAATAATAATTGTGGTTTTCCATTACAATTTAATGAATTAGTAGTGCTACACGCATCCGAGTGTATACTTATGGAAAAACTATCTGAGTTTACAAATAAGTTGCCTACAGATTTAGATTCTGATTTAACTATGTTTGATAAGATAGCAGATATATCAGCACAAATAAATTTAGATACAAGTCTACCAAGTTTTACTGCACCTACTTTTAGAGATGCAAGTGACGCTTTGACTAAAGCACAAAATTTAATTGATGGCACTACAATGGGTGGTGACACAGAAAATGAAAGCGTACAATACTGGTTAGCTGATGAAGATGAAGATATGGTACAGGTAACACTAGCAACTGCATCTCAAGAGTTACAAAGAGCTAATACAATATTAGGTGATTACAATGCTGAGCTATCTAAGAATGTATCTCAATTCCAACAAGATGTTGCTAAGATGGGATTAGAGTTAAATGAAGAACAGGCAAAGCAACAAGCTAAAATAGCTGAGTTACAAGCAAATCTAGGTAAAAGTATACAGTTATATAACACTCTTATTCAAAAAATAGAAGTTGATTTTAAATATCTAACAAGTCAACTACAGATGGTGTCTGGTAAAAAACAAGAGTTTATACAGTTAAATATAACTCCTAAAAAACTAGATGTTAACGAGAGGCAAGTATGAAACTAAAAGAAATGATAGAAAGAGTTCAACAGCATCATCCAGATATGGGTGTTGTAGAAATAGTAAGGTCTCTTAATGATGGTATGAATGATATGGGGTTTAGAGCAGAGATTATAGAATCTATAGACCAGTTTGATAGTATTGCAAATCAAAGAGTTTATCCATTAAAAAAACATATAATTAAAATTAAAGCTGTAGATTTTAACGGTAAAACTATTAAGAAATTAGTAGGAAGACCTAGAGAAAGAGATTTAACCTAATGGAAAGACAAAGTTTTAATATAAGTCAATATTTATGGTGGACAGAAAGAGATTCTGTCCTTGTTGCATATTATGATGCTAATTTAGATAAATTTACTACTCCATCTGAATCTGGAGTAAAGATAAACTTATTATATATACAAAGACCTGATAAATTCTTAATACCGGGAGAAGGTCCAGAAAGAGATGGTTTTGTTGGAGGGGATACTTATTTAGAAACTACTTTAGATAGCAATGCTCAGGTTACAGAAACTACTTATTTAAATCAAGTGTGTGAAATACCAGAACAATTTCACGAAGCTTTAATTGCAAGAGTTATTGCTAATGGCTATGAAAGAAAAGCAGAAACAATACCTTTAGCACAACATTTTATGATGAAATATGAAACAGGTTTAAAACAGGCAAAGAACTATTCTTATAGAGGAAGAGATGGTTCTAAACAAACAATAGCACCTATGGATTTTTAATGTCAGTATCATTTGATAAAATAAATTTAGCT